ACTATTCGGGGATACTCTTAACCGTCTGGCTAACCGTACAGGTATTGATCCGACGCGGTTTAGTCGCGGCAACGCAGATGAGATTATTGCTGCGGTAGATGAGGGCGTAGAAAAGATGCGCTCTACTCGTGCGGACTACTACAATGCGATCACCAGCAATGGTGGAGACTTAGACATTGACCTTCTTGAGGGGGCCTTGAGTGGCTTCCGAATGTCTGAGTTGCAGGACGCCATGAATGTACTTCCAGACGGCGGGTTCAAACGCCTACTGCAATCATTGGAAGTGGCGGACGGAGATGACGCATTTCAGAATATGGTAGTCATGTTGGATGAGGCCGGTATTACGGACTTCGGTACATTCTTTGGCACTATCCGCAAAGACGCTGCTGTGGCCAAAGAACGCCTATTTAAAGCGGCTAATATGGGTGACAGGAGCGCCTACGGCCCAGCAACCCGACTAGCAGAATTCATAGACTTTATTGATGGGGACCTGTTGGACTCTGCCGCCCGTGGTATTGATGGTGCGGCCATTCGCGAAAACGTAGACATTGCAAAACAGTTTGATAGAGAAATTTATTTCCCACTTACTGAGGATGGTGTTGTAGGTGATCTTGCCCGCGCGCGTCGGACACAGGGCGATGTAAACTATCAGGACCAAGCACGTCAGATTGTAGGCCAAGGCCTTTCGAATGATCGCGTAGCCGGTGCCGCGCAACTGATGCAATTCTTGGACAGCGAGTTCACAGAACTGTCCTCCAAAGAGGCCACGGATTACATTGTTTCTAAGGTTCTAGAGCCTATTGCAAACGACCTGTCCGTTGCGGGTGACCTATCAGAAGAGACTCTGAAGCGCGCTCTAACAGACTTGCAGACCTACGGTGCGGCGCTGGATAGTGTTCCGGAGGCTTCAGCCCGCATTGCTAAAATTCGAGAGGGCCTACTAAGCGCTACCCGACCACGGGAAGAACTAGCGGAAATTCTTTCGGGTTTGCAAAAACAACTACAAGTAACCAAAGACAAGATATTTAAAGACGAGTTAAAGAATTTTTGGGCGAAAGAAGGCGTCCCATATCAGAACGGCTTTAAGATTTTCGACAAGATCTTTGATGATATGGCAAAGGGCGCGAATTCCGGTGTCGTTAAAGAGTTAACAGATCGTATATATGCGACCGAGAACCCGCTTCTTATTGAGGGCTATCAATCCGCAATGGCGCAGAAGATTCGTACTGCCTTCTTTGGTAAGACTAAGAACACTGCGGGGGATCGCGCTGCTAGTGCCGCAAAAATTTCTGACGAAGAATTGGATGCCACAAAATTGCTAGATGCAGCCCGTATCGTATTTCGAGACAAGCCCGCATTTATTGATGGCGTAGAAACAGCCTTACGAATGGCCGGAGACGAAACGCGCCTACAACTTGGCAAGCCTGTCTTGGGCGAAAGCGCGACGGCGGCAAACCAAGCATCTCGCGAAGCCTTTGATCGTATGGTTACGTTCTACTTCGGTGTTCTGAGCCGTGTCGGTGCGGTTGTACGTTCGGGTGGTCAGGCGGTGACTAAAGGCCTTACCATGAATAAGGGCAAGGCTGATCTGTTGGCAGATAAGATGCTTGCGGACCCTGCATACTTTACGCGGGTCGCTGAAGGCATCTTTAAAAATCAAGACAAGATGGCGGGTGAGACCGTATTGGCCGAGAGCCTACGCCTATTCCTGTACCGCTCAGGTATGATCCGAGGAGAGTCAGGTAGGCCAGAGGACGACATCGATGCTATTGAAGAGGCGGCTCAACTCGAAGCCATCATCATGGATGAGTATAAGAAAATCCAAGAGGCCGCAGAAATGGCGGGCAATGATCTTGTAGGATCCAATCCTATTCTTAACCTGTTTGGTATTGGTAGATAATAGAAAACCCCCTAGGCGAACCTAGGGGGCTACTACACAGGCACAGGCTACCACACCTGTACCAAACCAAACCGCAAGCGAACTTGCGTATAAGGAACCAAGGGAACCACCCCCTAGTTGTTTATTATTATATTTTCTAAAGCCCTGTAGGTCAATGATCTATGGGGTTTTTTATTGTTCGTCGTCCGGCAGGATAAACTCGCAAATAATCATCCAGATTGTTGCTATTGGCCAAAGGAATGCAAGTTTTATAAGGCCCCAAGGACCCGCTTCCTCTGTGGGTTCAAGCACCAGGAGTACGAAGATTGCGCCAAGCAAGTAGAGTGAGAACAAACTGTAGTAATGAATCATTTTATTCTCTCGTTTCTGCCAAAGGCTTTAATCCAAGTCGCACATATATCGCTCCGAACAATGTCTTCTTCCTGAAACTCAATAATAGGGAACGGGAGCATCTGATCTTTGGCTATACTAAGAATTTGCCTCAATCCGCTGTTGTAGGAGAGGTCAGTCTGCATCACGTCACCGTTAATCACGGTTTTAGAGCCATCGCCTAGTCGGGTCAGAAACATCTTTAACTGCTCATAGGTGCAGTTTTGAGCCTCGTCCAACATGACAAAGGAATTCTCGAAGGACTTGCCCCGAAGAGTTTCGAAAGGCTCAATCACAAGGTCACCATGCTTTAGCATGATGTCTACTGAGGGCTTCCCTAAATGCTTAATAAGGACATCAACAATAGGGGCGACCCAAGGAGACATCTTCTCAAGTAAAGTTCCTGGGAAGAAACCTATACCTTTACCCGACGCAATATTTGGCCGCGTAATTACGATCTTCTGAATTCTACGCTCTTGATAAAACTTAGCCGCGGCTGTGGCGCTGACATAAGTCTTTCCTGTACCCGCATACCCGATACAAAAGATGAGGTCGTCTTGCATCAACGCATTAATGTAGTCTCGCTGCCTAGGAGTTTGGGCAAGCAATTCAGGTACATTTTTTCGGGTAAAGGTTTGTTCAGAACGCGGTTTGTTTCTGCGCGTGTTGCGCCGTGCGTTTTTGGACAATTATGACCTCTAAAATGGGGGTTCGCCGTTCTCGTCTAGAATGACCTTCACTATATCGTAGGTCTTCTTTTCTTTTGGACGAACTACTGGGCTGTTCTTAATTCTAACGACCCCCATCTCGTCTAGAAGGGAATCTAGATGATACGGCAGGGGGTCGCTAGAGGTTTTGTTAGTGAACATACTTATATGATAGTATTAGTGGTACTTATGATCAAGCCCTAAACTTGGAACAAGGTCACTAAAGCCGCCTACATGCTTACCATCACTATCAAATACCTGTGGTACAGTCTTTATTTCTGCCATGCGAAGTAAAGAAAGAATCCACTTACTGCTACTACTCTCTACGTTGTAGGAAACAAATGATATGCCTTGGTCCCGCAACAGGGCTTTCGCCCTGTCACAGTGTACACAATTGTTTCGGGTTATAACGGTGTACATTACGCGCTAATGTCCACAATTTCACAACTGTCGCCCGAACACGCCAACGTCTGGCTACCTGCGGTGTTATCTTCCGCCTCGTAGTCCGCCAGTTTAGTCCAATCAATGGAATCAGGCATAAAAGACAGCATCTGATCATAGTCGGACTTACCACAGTGTTGGTAGGGTGCTTGCTGGTAAGTATGATCGTCGAAGGGCAGGAACGATACACCAGACATTTCATCGAAATGCTCGTATACAAACGCACCCACCTGAAACCATTCAGAATTTTTGACATTTATAGTCACGCTAGGCTTATGTTCGGCCCATGATCTTTGGTACGTTAGCCACATATTCAACTGATCGATTGCTGACATATCCGCCGTGACAACTGCACCCTCTGGTGCTTTCATTGGGAAGGAGAAAACCGTAGTCTGATCTGGCTTGAACGCCTCTGGTTCATTAGGAACGCCTTGGTCTTTCATAAACTGTGTAAGTGGATCTTTGTTGTCTCCACGAACAGTACGAATGTAGTAAGGGCTGTGCCGTGCGTGTATCCCGCTCGAACTGTCCACAAGTTGTGATACGGTTCCCGATGGTTTACAACAGGTTATAGCAGCCGACACTTCGATGCCTAGTTTGTCCGCCCACTCTTTGTTGGTATCCACAGCGACCTGCTTCAACTCTTCTAGTAAAGCCGATAGGTCGCCTTCCTTACCGTTGGTCAAAGTGTTATCCATGATCCCTGTCAGCGACACGCCCAACAGCCGTTCTTCTGACGTGTTCTTCGCCCACACCTTTCGCAGGTAAGGGAACTTGGTATAGGTAGATTGTACCGTTCCCAAAATGGTCGCGATACGGACTTTCCGAATAAGATCTTCTTTAGAGTCTGAAGCACGGATAACTACCTCACTTAAATTACAAAATTGTCCACCGGTGCCTGTTATAGGGTTGCCGTTCTTATCGATCTTAGGTCCCCGTAAAAGTATCTCCGAACACGGGTTAGTCCCCCATTCATAATTAGGATCACGGCGTCCGTTCTTTGCCGCCTGCTTAACTGCAGCCTCACGGTTAAAGATGCCACGCTCACCAGAACCGCTCTCTGCTAGGGCTGTCCACTCGCGCAGGAAGGACATGGCGTCTGGCTTTTCTGTGTAGGCAACAGAGTTGTTTGCTAGGCCCATGTGCGGGGCTGCTTCCCACCACTTGCCGGACTTAGCATGGCGCATACGGTCATCTGACAGGTTAGACAGGCTGATCATCGCAGAGCGACGTACCCCGCCCACGACCACTACTTCACCGATTTTGCACATAATGCTGTGGCATTCGTAGGATGATAGTTTGCTGCCTGAAGCCCGCTTGAAAGTATCTACGGTGAAGTTAAACAAATCGACCAAGGGCGCTGGGCCACTAGCACGACCACCAAATGTTTTAAGTCGAGCGCCTGCCGGACGGACTTTGCTAACATCCCACTTTGGAACCTCACCCGCGTATAGCATGCTGATCAACAGGCGGTAGGCTTTGGCCCAGCCCTCTTTGCTGTCCTTTACAACGATAGTCGTGTCGCTGTCGTACAATGTTTCGGGTACTTCGGGCAGAGTCTTGATGTACTGTCGTTCGCAGGAGAACCCAACGCCCGTTCCGCACAGCAGGATGAACATGGCCTCGTCAAATGCTTTGGGATCATCGATGGCCAGATAAGAACAATTATACATACATGTATTGTCGCGTGATGCGGCTACACCGGCTGTCATCATTGATCGCATACTGGGCATCACTTCTAATCCCGTGATGGCCTCTGAAATCTCTTTCTGTACGGAAGCGTCGGGGATTACCGTAGCAATGATGTTGTCTACATAACGACCAACGGTTTCTCCCCACGTTTCGCGCCGGCCCTCGTCTTCAAGCCAACGAGCATAGCGGCTGGTGTGGATGAATGATTGGTAGTCTGTTGGTAAATAGTTACTCATTTTTTTCCCTTGGTTTTGTGTAGTGTTCGCAAGATCGCGAGTAGTCGTGGAGTTCGTGTGGTATGCCCAATTTCTCTAGGTCCACGCGAACGCCACTATCGAAGAACCGGTAGCATTCTGTGTTTATGCAGTCGCTGTCGCAGAAAGACCGGTTGATGTAGTAGGTCACCGATTATCGCCGGAACCCCCAATAACCCCGCGTGAGAGGCGGCTATTGAGTTTGTCCAAGTTGCCTTGGGCAACGGCTTCCATGTCTACGTTAAGGTCAGTGCAAAGTGCGGCGATGTACCAAAGCACGTCACCGATTTCCTTAGCAATTTCTTGGCGTTTTTCAGGGAGGAATTGGCCCTTATCGTCGCGCAATACTTTCTTGACCTTGCCCGCTACCTCACCGGCCTCCGAGACCAATCCGAGAGCGGGATAAACGACAACGTCTGCATCGTCGTAGATGGCTGTCCTAGAGGCCTGACGTTGGTATTCTGCAAAATCTAAAGCCATATTCATTTCCCTTCGTACTGATCAATGAGTTGGTTCAGATACCACTGGGCCTTCTTGAGGTCCTGCAGGGCCTTGCCCTTATAACGGTAGCGGTGAAGGTACTTCTTGATGTTACCCTCTAGGTAAAACGGGTAGCCATCACCTAAGTTGTCTTTGAGGTAAGCAATTGCCTCAATCTCACCGAAATTGTAGTGTGCAGGGTGGTTAACCTCGTCATTTGCGGTGGTTCCCACTGTGGTAAATGGGGGCGTGTGTGCCTGCATAGCAGTCTCCTTAGTGCTTGGTTTGTGTAGGGAAGGGGATCACAGTCCCCTCATGCTCGAATGGTTCGTCCTCTTCGATTTCCTCTAGATTGGCACCGATTTGGATTATTTCTTCGATTTGTCGGGATAAGATGAACATCAGACCCTCTCCGATGCGACGGAGTTGGATCAATGTGGCCTCGTCCATTTCAGGCGAAAAGTTCCATCCGATAGACGCCACAAGGTCTTCTTCATGCTGCATACGGAGAGTAATTTGGACTGACTCATGGGGGGCGTTATTATTGTGTTCTTCTGACATATTATGTCCTTATGTCCTTAATTACTTGAAGGGATTTTCTATTAGCCTTTTCCTGGACCCACTCCATGGGGACAGACTTATCGGCATAGGGTATCCCTAATTTCTCGCAGACATCGCAGTAGCGCGTCTTGGCTCCCTTACGGATGCGCGCCTTTGAGTTTGAAAAGACCATTCGAAGGTCGAGTTCTGGGTACTGCTCTTTAAGAAGTTTGTGCTTCTTACGGCTGTCTAGGTCCCACCGGCCTTTGGTCTCAATTACGATGCCATTTTCGAGTACAAAGTCTGGGGTGTAGCGATGCTGTGAAGCGGGTACGAAATACGGGATCTTGAAAGGTTCGTATTCAGCGCGGCACCCCGCATCTTTCAGTTCTTTCTCAACCCGATCCTCTAATCCGGAACGGTAGCCCGCCTGAATGGCCCGCCTATTTAAAGTGCGCTTCATACAGAGAACCCCTCTACTACAGGGGTATGGTCCTGCCACACATTAACGACAAAAGCCTTGCGGTATCCTGAGTACACTTTGCTGACGCGATGGTACTGCGACGGATCAAATATGACTAAGCGGTTAAATACTGGCTCTATTCGCTCCAGACGATCAAAGTCATTTCCATTAGCGATCTCTAAGTAACCGCCCGTGAACTGGCTAGGGTATGGATAGTACACCGCGCCAATCTTAGGGCTTACCGTCTTTCCGGTATCTTCAAAGAGGCGCTCGTCCTTGTCTTGGTGCCACTGCAAAATACCGCCGTCTTCGGCTTTGATATTATTGCCCCAGTATTCAAACCCTCTTGAGGCATGGACATTGGGTAGTGTTGCCCAAATCTTGTGGATCAACAGGTGCCACAGATTAGTGGGCTTTTTTTTCCACCAACCTGCGTACCACCCAGTGTCTGGGGGCAGGGTCCCCCAAACGCCATCCGCCAGCATTGCTTCCAGTAATTCAGGGTCTCTGATAAATCCGTCTATTACCTTCATCCCGCATACTCCGTGTACCAGTAGTGGCGAGGAGACTTTGCCTGTGACATGGTCTGTGGTTTGTACTGAAGGTTTTCCCAACAGGCGTGTTTGAAGTCACAGAAAGAACAATTGGTCCCAAGTCGCTTACTTCCGGTGGGTTTTCGGTTGAAGTACTCAACTTCAGGCTCGAAGCAGCGCTCGAAGGGTGCGTCTGATTCAACCTTGTGGATACGATCTTCAATATCACTGTGGATTTTAGATAGTTCTTCTTCGCTCGGCTCTGCTTCTACGAAGACAACCTCACCGCTGGATTTATCTGCGACAACCCAGCCGCCCATACCTTTGTTTTGGCCTTTAGAGTAGCCATACAACTGGCCCACATAACCAAAACTGTCGTCTTCGGACAGTCCGCGATAACCCTTAGACCACTTGTTCTTGTATGCCCAAGGCGAGGCTGACTTGATGTCCCAGACATCTCCGTCAAAGTCGATATCGCTTTCGCCCTTAATGGTTGTTCCGGCAATATCAAACGATACGATATCCTTACCACCAGTAATGTTAGCACCCGCAATGCGGAGTAGGGCTGTAAGGTACACCTCAACAGCATCCCCGATCATCATGCGTAGGATGTGGTTGTAAGGACTTCTAGAACGCTCTGCGCCAGATTTTTCCATCTGTAACTGGCAAGAAGCGCGGCCAATATTTGACATACGAAGTCGAAAGTCGTCGCGACCTCGGCCTAGTTGTTTCCGAAGAACCTGTTCAAATTCTTGAACCGCCTTCTCAATAACATCTTCTGTTACGTCTACAGATTCGCCATTACTTAGGCGCTCCATAACTGACTGCAATTGTGCAGATAAAATAGACAAAGACATACCGTCCCCCTAAGAGGTTAAAAAAGGGGCCGTAGCCCCTCTAAGTTAAAATTTTAGGGTTTAGGCGAAGTCGGCTTCTAGGCCGGCGTCGTCTGGCAATATGGTAGCCACAGCATCCAAAGCATCCGAGTAATCGTCTGCTGAGTTGCTCTTGTGCCAAGATGAAGTAATCATCTCGTTTTCTTGCTTAACCATATCCAAGAATGTCCGCAGGGTATCTACAACCTCTTGGGTCATTGCTGCGGGCGTCTTGAAGTCCAACGTAAAGCCTGTGATGTAAGCCATCCCATCTTTTTTGTTGGAAAGGTCGATCCACATATTATGGAATTGGCTACCCTTCAAGGCATCAACTACTTGGCGATCAAACTGCATATAGTTCATGCCTTTGTGCCATAGTTGGAACGGCTCGTTTTCAACCGTAACTTCTTCACCATCCGCAGTCTCACCGGTATACGAGACGATACCTTTAAGAATGCGGTGTGCCTTGATGTGGGAGTAATTCTTACGATCTTCCGCATCAAGATTACGCCATACCTTTGGATCAGGGCGACCACAACGGACGCCACCCTTCATATCAATTGGCTCGGCTGTCTTTCGAATGTCGTCCATCAGAACGGTTTTGTTCAGCGTGTTGTACGGCGGTTCCGTATTACTCACTCGGTACTGGAAGTGCTGGCATAGAAAACGAGCCTTAACTTCCTTTGCATACACAGGGTTATTCTGATTGCTCAGATAAAACGACCCACGGTGTTTATTAACATCCCGCCCCTGCTTGTCGTCAGGCTTATATTGAGTGTTCAGAAACGCGACCTTGATTTGATCGTCTGTAACTGTGCCGAGTTGTTTCAACAAGGCGTTCACTTCGGTTTGGTCTACTGTAGTAAGTTCACTGCTCATCAATGAGTCCTCTTCTTAGTGGTTCTTTAGAATACCATTACTAGCGTACACTAGTCAATGAGATATCCTCTTGTGACATCCAATTTTTGCCCTCAGAACCTTCGATATCTAGGGGCAACGAAAAGGTGTAACCCCAACGTTCGCTGGCCTCTTCGACCACGCCGGTCATTGCCCAATGCAGTGCGCTATGGACCTGCGACCTTTCGTCGGGGTGTACGTCACAACAGATAGAATCGTGTACAGTGAGTGTGAGTTTTGACTTTAGACCTAACTCCTTAAATTTCCGTAGGGCGCGTATGCAGGCTAAAGGCACAAGGCACCCTGTAGCCCATCCCTGAACAGGATAATTTACGATGTTGGTAGCATTAGAAACCCTGCCACCACCTAACCGGCGGACGTTATTAAACTTGTACTCTCGTCCAGATGGTACACGGACAATACCATCCTCTAAAACGCCTGTGAATAATTCCTGATGCCACTCCGAAAGCCCCCGATACAAAACAAAATATTCATCAAAATATCTGCGTATATGGGGTTTTTCATTTGCACCTCGGCCCCCATACAGGGGAGCAAATGTGTAAGCCTTTGAATTCTGGCGCTTTTCTTTGGATATATCTGATTCGGGTTCTTGGTAGATAATACTAGCGGTCTGCTTGTGTACATCTTTCCCCGTCAGAATATCCTCAATAATCTGCGGGTCTTGGCTCAGTTCACCAGCAACTCTAAATTCAAGTCCCGAATAATCGAACTCGGTCCACAGACCGCCATCAAAACGTGACACCACAGCCCTGCGTACAGGAAACTTATTTCCCTTTGGCTGGTTTTGGAAGTTGGGTTGTGACGAAGACAGGCGTCCGGTCCGCGTAATAGTCTGATTAAAGTTCGCGTGTAGAAAACCAGACTTTCGGGTGTAGGTCCTAATCCCAGTAACAAACGAATCCAGATATGTGTTTACCGCGTTGAGGCGTGTAATCTTTTCTAGGAATTCTTGCGCTACAAGATTGCCTTTATCCTTCGCCTGATCGATCAAGCGAGACAGAGTGGCCTTGTCTGTCTTGAACCCGTGTACAGACACGTCCGACACTCCGTCGGGTATCATCTTCAGGCCTGCGACCTTGTCTGTGTCTAGGTAAAGTGCGCCTTCTTTTTTACAGCGAGGACAGGGAGACTTGTTCTTGTACGGGCTTCCATCTTTTTTAATCTTTTGGATGTAG